CACACTCAATGCAAGGCGAGTGTGTAGTATATATTGTAGCTCCTTCAGAGCTGCCACCTGTTTTAGCTAACTTCATAAGTGCATTAGCTTCTGAGTGGATAACCTCAGGCCTAGTCATACCATCAGAGTGTCTTGTGTGATTACACATACCTGTTGGCATACCGTTAAACCCTTGTGAAAGCACCTGCCCATTACGGACTATGATGCTTCCAACTTTTATATCATCATCGAACGATAGCTGACTAAACACGTGAGCTACCGTTAAATATATTTTATCATAACGCTCCTGTTTGGAATTCGAATTCATCTTTCACCTTACTTAATCTAGTTGTATTTATATTGTACACTGCAGCACCTGCATTACCAGTCAGTCCTGTAAATCTAGATTTCAGTACTCTAAACCGTATGGTGTTACGGTCTGTAGGATCATCAGCTACTAAGTTTCTAGCAAAACTAATTATATCAAATGATATTTGTTTGATAGAACCTGAACCTTTAATGTCATCGATAGAAGCAAACTTACCTTCTTCGAATGATGAAGCTCCTGATTGAGATTTACGTAGGTGAGATATTAATCCAAGCCATACATTATGTTTCTTTACTATCTTAAGTAAGTCAGACATCATTTTATCTATAGCTTCGTTACCTGATAAACCTTCTGTACCTTCTGATACAGCAATAGTAATATGATCTAGCACTAGATACTTACATCCCATCAGAGCCATATACTCTATCTTATCAGTAAGACTTGAATCACCTACAGATCCTTGATGATCTAACAATACGAGTCTATCATCACCAAACACAGCATCGAATCCGATTCTTAGCTGGTGGTCAGTAAGAGGAGGTGGATCCATTACAGGTCTTTGCAGCTGCATTGATATAAACTTCTCTGCTGTATCACCTACTGATTCTTCGAGAGATATAAGACCTATCTTATCGTCAGTCTTTTCTAGTAAATCAAGTACAATCTCTTTAATTACAGTTGATTTACCTGAGCCTGTACCTGAGGTGAACAAAGTAATCTCACCTTGTCTAATACCTTTAACTTTATCGTTAATTCCATCTAAACAATTAGGATACGGTATAGATTCGGTAGCTTGCCTTGCTTTAAACTCAGCCCATATATCATCACCTACCATTATACCTGCAGGAGACCATGTCTGTGCATCCCAGATGGCCTGTAGTATGGCTTGATGCCCGTACTTACGTAGTGATTCACAAGGATCTTTACCTCTAAGAGAGGCTATCTTAACCTTCCCAGCACCGATAATTTTAGCACATGATTCAAGTGATTTCTTACCAGCTTCATCGTTGTCTAGCATAAGTATTACGCTCTCAAATCCATTAACCCAGTCACGTTGATCTAGTAATGCGCGTGTACCTGTTGCAGATGGTAATGAAACCACAGGAAATATCTTACCTTTATATTGTTTTGAAAACGCTTCTGCTACAGCCATACAATCTAGCTCGCCTTCAGTTATAACGAGTGTTTTACTACCTATAGCTTGTGACTGTCCGAACAGTTCTGTCTTCTTAAAATCTCCATGAGTTCTAAAGTCTTTAGGGAGTATTCTTTCTTTATAAGCTACTACAGCTCCGTTCTTAGTATAAGGGTAGAAATGTGAAGCGGGTTTACCATTACAATCCACAGACATCTTTACATTAAAGTAGTCTACAACTTCTTTTGATATACCTCTAGAAGATATAGGATAGCTTTTGTAACTATCTATATTCTCTATAAACGTAAACCCTGAATCATTATCTTCCTCTATTATATCCTTCATATTACCTTCTTTCTTTTTAGTTGAGTATTGGCATGAGAAGCAATAAGCTCCGTCATCATATATAGTGTACGCGTCCGATGAGTTGCAGTGCGGACATGCTGTTTGTACATAAGCCATTTAATTCCATCTTTCTTCTCTGTGTAATCTTCTTACTCGTCTTTCTTTAGACGCTTTAAGTTTATTACTAATCCTCTTTTGTTTCTTTGATTTAATATTATTATATTCTTCAAGCTCCGTTATGGGAGGTAACTCTAATCCTGAGAAACTCTTCTCCCTTGCTAACGATTTCTTTGTGTAGTTCGACATAGTATACCTTGTTATCATTAAACTGTTCAAAGATACCTTGATACGTATCTAAGATAGGTTTTATTACGTTATCAATATCGGCTCCTCTATTAGATAAGCCGGCGTTTACAATGAATGAGACCGGATCAGTCTTGAATGGCCAATCCGTTCCCATTAAGTCATCGCGTATCTCATTCTGATACGCAACATATTCAGGACTTTTGAATGTCCTCTTGCCCCTCGCTCCGAACATCTTGTTCGCAGACAGAGGCTTCGTCTTGAATCTGTTGTCTAATGTCGTCATATTCCTTCCATGATTTTAGCATAGTTAATAGCCTTTTAGTTATACCTGGATCACCTGCTTTATGATCTAGCCACGCCTTTTCTACGTGCTTATAGCGATCTCCCATAGGTATTCCATTAAGTATCTTAGTAGCTTTAACTTTACCTATACCTTTAATGCCAGGGATGTTATCACTTGTATCACCTATTAAGCATTGTATATGTAAGTTAAAGTCAGCTGCATCATCATCAACAAAGCTATGTTCTTTCTTGTTAAAGTTATAGTGGTTACCTGGTATTTGAAGCAGGTCTTTATCTATGCCTACTATGAAGTAAGGTTTTTCTAGTTCTCTAGCTTCATAAGCCCATATAGCTACTAAGTCATCTGCTTCCATACCGTGAGCTTCAACAGCATCCCATTTAGAAGTCATATGTGCATGACCATATTTTAAGGCTTCTTTTAGATCTTCATCTAGTTCTTTACGATTAGCCTTATATTCTTTATATAAGTCTTTACGAAAGTTACCTTGACCTTTGACAGCTACACGAAGATCACCCATCATACAGGTAGCTTCTATTTCTGTCATTAACTTATCAATATTCTTTCGTATATCGTTCTTCTTCTTTGACACACACGCAGATCTAAAGTATATAGAGTCTGCGTCGACTAAGACTATAGAGTCAGTCGAAATGTCGTCGTGTTTAGTGGATGTCTGCATAAGATTTTCCTTTCATATAATCACCACCGTTCATACAATTAATTCCAAACCATTTAGGTGCTTCAGTAAATGCATCTTGTAATATTTTACCTACCTTATCTGCATCATCAGGATGCGATGTAAATGCTAGCTCGTCATGATAGAATAGTCGGGGCTTAGCTCTTAATCCTTGCCTATCAACCTCACTCATAGCATAGGAAAGTGCAGCCTTACAACTTATACCTTCCATAGATTGTAATAAGTAGTTTAAAGTTTGATGTTCAGCTGGGCAGAATATAGGTCTACCATCTACAGCAGGGAAAGACCCTTCTCCTGTAGCGTGTTTGCTATTATGCCATGCATAACTTAGTTTACGCTTTAGTTCAGCTAGTCCTTTAATAGACTTAGCAAAGTCGTCACGAGCTTGTTTACCTTTAGCTGCATTTAGTTTACCAGTTAAGCTTTGACCTAGCTTAGCATCGCCAGCACCAAACAAGTATGCATATAAGAAAGTTTTAGCTTTATTCCTATCTGTTCTTAATACATCTGCATTTCGTTGATGCTGATCACCGTATATAACTTCCTTAGTAAACGTTGTATTGTTTACGTAATGGCATAAACCTCTTAGTTGATTGCCTGATGAGTCAGCACCTACTAAGACTTCTCCTTCGTCCGCTTTGAATACTTCTCGAAGCTCTTTGCCCCAAGCAGCAGATACCGCAGGTAGATTAACAATAACCTCATGCCTGGCTCGAAATGTCGGTGTACCAATAGTCCACATATTGCCATGCAACCGATTATTACGAACGCACTCAAGCCAAGTACTGAGTACAGAACGACGGTTTCGTAATGTATAGTAATCATCTATCATTTCTCCTATTTTACCCATCTTATGTAAAGATGTAGATGTTAACTTAGGACCAGTCGTTACCCACTGGAATCCTACTTTCTTCTTTTGATACTCATCTGGAACCCAGCCTTGTGTAATAAGCCAGTCTTTAACTAGATCCATAGATCCTAGTGTAACGTCCTCTACTCTAAATCTTTGGAATGTTTCTCCAGCTGGCATAAGATGTGTATCAGTAGCCATTACTTCTTTGTTGAAGTATTCACGTAACATTCTTATAGTAGTTGTAGTATACTCTCCGTTCTTCTTAAACTTAGGAGTTTTAGGTTCTTTATCTATGAATATCTTTCTAGTACCTAGTTGAGGTTCTATTTCGTATTCAATCTCGTTCATACGAATAGTCATACGTTTTACAGAGCTTTTAGCTTTCTCTATATCAAAGTTCCAGCCATCTGTTCTGCAACGAGCGTTGAATTTAGCAGCATCTAATTCTACTGATAAACCCTTTGCTATCAATGGGTTACGTTCATTAATTAATCTAAATTCTTCTAGTAATTTATCATAAACTTTAGCATTTAGTTCAACATCTTGGACACAGTATCTCATCATTTCTTTAGAGTACTCTTCCCAATTATCGAAGTCTATTTTAGAATTATTAATGTGTTCACCCCAGCCCTTTAAACCGTGCTTATGAGTACGTTTATATCGCAATGTCATACTCATTATCCATGTATCATGGCATCGCTTTGAGTTTAACTTTGTACCATACAGTTTATCTATTTGGACGTTGTCGAATCCGATGATGTTGTGCCCGACAAGTAGCGTGGCGTTTTCGAGGAGTCTGACTCCGTCAATGATGTTAGCATACCTGATACTTTCATCTGCAAATTTGTATATAGTACCCGTTTCAAGGTTCTTAGCGACAAGACAATGTATTTTTGTAGCATCGAGTCCATCCGTTTCTATGTCATAACATAACTTCATGCTATGTCCTTTCTATTTATCTTCTGTTTCTACTTTGTTGCTGCATATAGGACATATTCTTCTTTTGTCTATATACATACGGTTAAATTTCTTTTTACACTTTATACAAGTATAAATTCTTTGTGGTTTATCTGTAATAAAATCATACGGCGCTTCTGACATCAGCATAGAATCCTCCCCATTTACCTCTTGAGACTTGTATAAGGTTTGCAAGATCTGTGTAGGATAACTGTCCGACAGGTCTGACTTCCACTGTATCTCCTTCTTGTAAGGGTCTGTCATATTCTTCAACCCACTCCATGAAGATATATAAGTCAACGATGTTATGTTGTTTAACAAAGTTAAGCATCTTCGTGTTAGATATGTTGTACCATTTCTTAATAAACTTAACATCAACATTGCACCACGCTGTAAAACTTCTAGATTTATCGTCATAACTATCATATAAATTTCTGCGAGTATACTCGTTGGTTGGATCATATACCTGAGCATCGACTCGCCAATCTTTATGTGGCTGCCACTCTCCATTATCAATCTTGTACCACTCGTATATTTCACAGTCGAGATCCATAAGAAATCTTTTATGATCTCTACCACGTTTATTATACATAGCTTCTTTCTCAGCTCTATGTTTTAGAAAATCACTTGTTACTTTTATTTGTGTTGTCAACATCTGTTGTCCTTTCCGATGAATCTCTAACTGTTCTATGTACGTCTATTACTGACCTGGCGATACTTTCTATATCACCTCTATGTAACCCAATATCTTGTAGATCTCTATCGCTTAGTCCTGATAAAGTTTTTATAGTGTTATTAAGATTACGTCTACGTCTTATCATTTCTCTTATGCTAAACACTGAGTAAATCCTCCCATTTCTCTGATGATCCGAGTCTATGAGTGTAGTTCTTCATTTCAGGAAATCGCGTAACTGTAGGTCCTATACTTTGAGGTACACACTTCCATATTACATTACGTGAATGTTCAGGATATAAGGGCGCAAATATAGTAGCAAGATAGTTTGTGTCATAATATTCTCTAAGGCTATCAAACATTACTTTTGTTGCTTCATCCATATGAGGTTTATAGTCTTTCATTGAAGCAAATGTACCATAGTGTTCTACAATATGATAACCTCTAGCTTCTAGTAAAGAACCCACAGCTTCATAAGTCATTTCGTTAACATGATTATCTGCATGACCTACCTTTTCATCGTAACATGGTGTTGAAAAGTAGCATACACCTGATGGTCCTACAACTTCAGACATCTTATCTATTATAGCTATAGCTTTAAGTGGTTCAACATGTTCTAATACCTCTAAGCATACACCTACATTAAAGCTTTCATCTTCAAATTCTAGTTCTGTAAAGTCTACATCTTGTATTAACTTAGGTTTAAAGCTAGTATTGTCAAACATTGACGGCACGTCCATCTTATTCCATTCAATACCTGTGTAGGATCTAGGCGCCATACGACTAGTCATAAGTGTTCTAGCTAGTGGCATATCTTTACCACAACCTACGTCTATGATGTCAGATGTTCTATATGCAGCACCTTTATTCATATCTTTACAGATCTTAGTCCAACGTAAACAGTGTGCTATATAGTCTCTATGTAGAAAACCTCTTGCATTTGCTTGCTCTACACTTAAATGAGTACCATCTATTTCTTTTCCTCGGGCATTAGCCATATTATTTTCCTTTCTCTTTATATTCTACTACTACACCTGTGTTCCATTTATCTGCTTCCATTTGAGCCATGTATTTGTTATTGAATAACATTGGCTCATCACCAGATAACTGATAATCTTTCTTTGGTTTACATACATATTCAAGTCCATCAAATGGTTCAAACATTACTGCGTATTTCATTTACTTTCCTTTCTATCTAGGTCCTTGTGAACGCTTCAGTGCTGCTGCTGTAGGAGCACCCTTAGATCCAGGCTTTCTCATCTTTTCACCTGATCCTTTCTTTATTCTTTTACGTTTGGCATGTATATTATCCCATAATCCTCTCTTTCCACCCTTAGCTCCTGATTTTTTAGGTCCTGCTTTTCTAGGTCCTGCTTTATCCATTGTTAATCTCCATTAAATAAATGTTTTAATCTACCGAAGTTATTTACATGTAACGGTTCTTCCCAATCGTAAGGTTTAACTAAGTCTGGTAAGCCTAGCTTGTTAGGTCTACCTTCTTTAATACCTACTTCTTTAGATTTATTTGCATGTAGTACTTCGTTCCATGCTTCTTGTGGATCAACTCCTGCAATCTGCATAGTACCAATAGCAATGACGCACAGATCTACAAGACCGTCAACAAACTCTTGCTTGTCTTCTTGTAAATATGCATCCATTGTTTCTTGAAATTCTTCTAATAGCATACGCATACGAAGTTTTAGTAGTTCACTTTGTTTATGGAACGATGCTTCGTTAACCCACTTAGTTACACCAAATTTATTATGCATGTCTGCTATATCATTAGGCCATGAACTCATTATGAATCCTTTCTGTAATTCTTTTTATGTTTTCTTTTTCTAAATATCTTTTTAGTTTTGTCAGCAATAACCCTGAGCTTAAACCTAGGGTTATGTAAAGCTTTAGCTACAGGGTTTTGCCGTTTCATTTTACTCTTCCGCTTCTGCGGGAGGCTCTTCTATAGTCGGCGCTACGAAGGGACTCGCTGCTTGCAGCATGAATATCACTAGTAGTACTTGAAATAGTGCCATCATATCTTTCTCCTTTTGTTTTAGGTATTTTATCTACGTGTTTAGACCAGTCGTCTGACGGGTCATCTGTAAGTTCAGGACCAGGTCCCATATCATCTTTGTTATCACTCATGTTTTACTCCAAGTGCCCTCAAAGTTAACTTACATAGTTTTCTGCATAATGTTGATGTCTAGGATAAACATGTAATGAACCTACTTGCATAGTTATAGGACCAAGAGATAATTCTTGTGCACCTATAAGTTTTCTCATGTCATTTATCTTATTTAACATCTTCATTTGTACATGTTTAAACCATGCTATGTCGTTGTTGTAGCCAAATACTGCATCTTGCGAACGCATCTGTACTACACATTCTAACTTATTATCTACAATAAAGAACTGCTGCATGTTCGTACAAGTAAAGTCTTTACCTGCTATCAAATGCATGTCTGGATGTTGATAAATAAGTACTGCTTGACGTGTATACGGATCGTCTATTAGATGACGATACGCATTTATAAACTGATTACCTCTTTCTTTAGAGTATATACACCAGCCATAGTTAGAGTTAACTTCACCGTACTCGTCTGCTACATTTTCCCAGATTTGTACTTTCTTACCGTATATATCAAATAACCTATATACAGATTTGTTTTCTGATTCGTACCACTGTATTTCTGCATCGATATATTCTTGATTTGGTCTACCAAACATACATGGTTGATCAGCTATAAAGGTTGCACCTCTAATTTCTAACATACCGTGTCTAAGCTGGTCATTATCCATCATATGCTTAAACTCAGTCTTTATATCTTCTACATAGTAGTTTCTATACATTAGTTGTTGTCCACTTCTGAATAAACGTTTTCTTTTACAAGATCTATTTTAGGATCATATCTGCCTTCAGCAAAATTATCTAGTGCATGATCTGCTGAGTCAGCTGCTATTCTATAAGTACGCTCGATAGTTACGTTAACATCGTAGTACTCTATAAAATCAGTACTTGATTCGTATTTAGCCATCTTGACTATAACCTCGCGACTTCTCAAACTGCACAAAGTCTTCTTGGTCTTTCTTATCTCTTCTAATTTTAGCTGCATACATACAACAGTATACTGCCATGTCTATAAGAGTATCATCAAGTGCTTCGAAGTTAGTTTTCTGTTCACCTTCTGCAATGTTACGCATACGTAAATACTTAGTATGTATCATGTGTATGTAACTTTGTGCGCCAAATGGAAAGTAATCATCTTCCGACCATGTACTGCCTTGGTAGTCTTTAGACTTTAAGTCTTTTAAGTCTGCCGCTTCACGCAGTACATTAGAAGCTGTTATCTCCGATGCTCCTAGTATTGTTGATATACCTAGAGTATCTAAGTTTTTAGAGTTTGCCATCATATGTAGCCCTTTCTTTGTTTTATACTCCCCTTTTAGAGAATATGATTAATAAAATTCTATAAAACAAAACACTCTTGGGTGTTTTGATCAATAGAGTTTCCTATAAGGAGAGTATACTAATATGAGTTCCCATCCAAATAGTTTAAAGAACTTAAAGCCATTCTTTGATACCCAGAAGGCTCAGGCTGCTCAGAGAAACTCTGTTATTGCTAGAAAAGCTAACAAAGCTGCAAGAGAAAAGCTTAGGATTTCTGTAGAAGATTGGCAGACGTTTAAGAAAGATGTTGTCGAAGATAACGATATGACGTCTTTAGATGTTCTTAAGGTTCTTATGCATAAAGCGTTATCAGAGGACGACTTTGATACTGCTGCTGATTTAGCTAAAAGTTTAGCTGAGTTTGAGTCGCCTAAGTTAGCACGTATAGACCAGACTACTAAGGAGTTGTCGGTTGACGATATGTCAGACGATGAAATTAACGAGGCTCTGAAAGGTTTTGTAAATGACACGGAAGATGCATAATTCTTTCTTTTTTTTGTCGGTCAGTCAAAAATAAATCCCCTAGATACCATTACGGTACCTAGGGGTTTTTTATTAGTTCTGGCAGGAGCACTAGGAATTGAACCCAGTCCTACGGATTTGGAATCCGTCGTGCTGCCGTAACACTTTGCTCCTGAATATCAGTACAGATCAAGCAGTAAACCTTCAGTATCGATTTCTGCATTTATGTATTTTCTAAACCTACGCTCATCGAACCTAGGATTATCTTTTGCTAGTATTACATGTATAAGGTAATCTAATGCTTGTCCTTTACCATGTTTTTCTAGTGTATTAGGAATATCATGTATACGTAGCCATTGAGCTATTGCAACGTAGTGTTTCTTATGCATCATATTCTTCTCCATCTTCTACCCAGCCATCATTACCTAGCTCGAGCTCTAAGTCAGGTGCTACCTCGTGATCATGAGGAGATACTTTGAATGCTGCACGAGCTAATATGTCTGCTATTGTGAAGTCATCTAGCTCATCACCTTCTGGTTGTGTAATGTTGAATTCATAACTATCATTCGATGGCTTATGGTATACGTTTAGTGTGAATTGCCAGTCTTTAAGTTCTCTATTTCTTCGAGAGCTGAATTCAATAACGTTATTATCTTGTTTATTTCCACTACCATTACGTTGTGCATCATCATTGTGCATGTAACTGCTCCTATATTTCCTGACTGTTGTTGTATCAATGGGTGAGCCATAAGATCTTTTAATGACTCAGGTGTTGCGAAGAGTTTTTGCTCTTCATATAATTCTATAGGTTTACTCTGTTGCATTCTGTAATCCTTTCAATGCATCAATAGTGTTATCTAATTTATTAATCATGTCTTGTTTAGCTTTTGCCATACCATCGTTAAAGCCATTACTATAAGATGTCCATCTTGACCAGTCTTTTGTGTCGTATACGTATACATCATAATGAGTTCCATATTTCATTGGTAGATATGAATCGTAACTTCTGCGATTGCCGTAGTCTTTTAGTGAAGGACCTACACGAGAACCACGAGGCATTAGTCTTACCGTGATAACATCAGGGTCTGTGCCTTTTAACTTAGCATTTCTACGTCGTACTTCATTCCAGTATGCTGCATTCTTCCGTAAGTAAATTACGTGAGGATTGTTTTTATCTGACGTGCTAAACCTGTAGCCACTATGTATGTCTCTATTTCTTGTAGTTATCCATGTATCTTTATTTACTAGTGTCATTTGTATTCCTTTCTATATCTTGAAGTATGTGACCTAGATCGACAAATACTTTAGCAGCTTCTTCTTTATCTAAGAGTAAGCCTCTGCCGTCGATTGAGATCACGATTGTTTGATCATTCGGATTGAATGAAACTTGTATTTGTTCTTCTATTGCCACATTGTTTAACCTTTCGTTTTCACGTGTATTAACATCTTTATGTTTTCCCATATTATTTCCTTTATTTATCTTCAGGAGGGTTTGCTCTTACTATATAATCTATTATGCCTACTGCTATAATGATTACTGCTGCATAGCTTACCGTAAGTCCTATCATTTACTTACAGTTGCTATTTCTTCGAGCATTGATCTACGTTGTAATTCCGTAATTAATCCTTTACAAACGTAGTATATGTGTAAGTCAGTGCTTTTAGTCTCCTCTTTCTGTTTTAAATATCTACGAAGTTTCTGTTTATACAACAATATAGTTGCCTGTGTATTCTCTATTTCTCCACATATTGACATGCAAATCCTTTCATTACAAAAAAAATGCTCTAACGATACACAAAAGGAACATAAAGTGTATCGTTAGAGCGGTCTCCTTGGGTTTAAGCAGTTTATTATACACGCCAGAGGTCGTAGTGAATCTACATAGACTTTGACAACGTGAGCTATCACATGCTTAGGTGCTTAGCATTCTTAGAAGCCTAGTTCATCTCCTTTTGCTAGTTCATCTGCAGTCTTAGTAGTCGCAGGCTGATGCTTGCTGAAATCAACTGAAGGATCTACAACAGTTTCTGGCTCCATTTCGAAATCAACATCGTTTGCACCTGTATATTCTACAAGATCTACGATTTGGATTTTTGTCAATGACGTAGCGATACCTGATCTGCCCATTGCTTCGTAAGGATACTGCCATACAATAACGTTGCCAGTTGAGCCATTTCCTATTTTACGTACATCAATAACATCAGATGCTTTTGTGCCGACAACTTCTACTTTGCCGTTATCTGAACCGTCTGCACGTTTGGCTTTACGCTTTAGAGATACAGTATATACACCTGGTTCTTTCTCTTTGACGTTTAGGTGATTAGCCTTAAGCTCTGCAGCTTTGTCTTTATCATTAGTCATGAGCTGAGCTTCATATTGCTCTGTGCCGAATGGGTTTACAGGTTTGTCAAGACGGCACCAGTTTAAGAATACGCCTTGTATTAGGTAATTTCTAGGTTTTTCCATGATATAATCCTTTATGTTTGTCATGTTAATTTGATTGCCATAGCATAATGCTATAGGTTAAAATTTACTCTTGGGTAAATTTACTTTTTGTGTCTGAAGAGATCGCGTAGTTCGTGAAGATCTATATAGTCGAACCATTGCTTTCTTTCCTGACCCATTTTTATTCTTCTTTCGCGAGAACTTATTCCTGTCAAAAGAAAAACAAAAATCATAAGAAATCCTATTGCTAAGAGCATTATAGGATTCCTTTATCTTCTTCTTCTATGTATTTCTTAAGATTATCCAGTTGTCTCTGTTTGTGATCATCTGGATTATCATCATTGTTGTGTTCATCTGATAGTGGTATTGTTGTATTCATGTTGTGTCCTCCTATAGACGTTATGAATCTTTACTGACTATAGAGTATATCTATAGTATATTACGGACCCACACCCTATAAGGAGAGTATACCTTTGTCGGCTGTCGGTCCGGTGAAAGAATAACCCTTACGGGTTATCTTAATTTATCCCAGCTTTTATCATTTCCTAAATACGTTATAGTCCCATCGTCATTATGGATTTCTTTATTATATCCTCCATGATAACAACTAATAGTCCTATGCATACCTTTAGGATCTCCTTCTATTGCTACGCGTACTTCTATGTAGTCAGCTCCGAATGCAGGAGATTTACTGAATGCTTTAAGCTGACGCTTAGTCATTCTAGAATTCCATGTAACCTTATTATTTCTACCAGTTACTAGAGTTGCTGAGGAGTTAGGATCCTGTTCGAATTCTAGGTAGCTGATAGTTATGTCTACTGCATATGATTTTTCCATGATGTGTTCCTTTATTAAAATGAATTAAATGTATATAAAAAATTGCTCTTGGGCAATTTTAGAGTTTAGAGAATGGTGTTTGTCCCTGCAGGACCACCGCGATTCTCCCCATTCCTACCGTCTCCCAACCATCACTGCTAATACCTGCATCCAAAAGGACCCCAAAGGACACCCTCTGCCTCATCCTACGCGCTCTCAGGGTGTCCTTGTCTGTTGTCGGTCCTGTAAAAATAAAGAGGCCCGACACGGATGCCGGACCTCTGCGGGAGAACCTACCTACTTCACCATCTTAAGCTTATCATTATAGTAGCATGGTGAAGCCTTAAGGCTTACTGTCTTACCATCCTGCAAGAGTTTGGTAAAATGAGGGAGTTGATACAAGCAGGCTATGAATTTGCCTTTATTTGTATCAATGCCTACCATGTCTAGCTTCCACCTGGGAGTTATTTTGTTCCCAGGAAAGATGGTTAGCTTTTTAATTTTGCATTTAATAATTTCTTGTTGGTTATCCATGTGATGTTCCTTTCATTGGTTGGATAGTTGAAATTAAATTAATGTATATAAGAATTTGCTCTTGGGCAAATTCATGTGTAAGCGGAATAGGGGGCTAAAAGTAAGAAGTGGTATACTGCCAATAATTATACTACCTTATTCAGTCTGTCTCAGCGTCACCCATACTCTCCTTTTAGATATTCGAGGACAACAAGGGGTACTATATATGGATAAGCAGCGTATTTCAAAAATACTAAAAGAAAAACAAAAGCGTGGGGACCTAAATAAATATAAAAATGATTTTTCAAAGTTTGCAGAAGAGCAAATTAAAATTATAACTAAAGATGCCACACAAGGCTTTGTTCCTTTTAAACTAAATGAGTGTCAGCATATAATAACAGAGAAACTAAATAAACAATTAAAAGAAACTGGAAAGGTTAGAGCTATTATACTCAAAGCTAGGCAGCAAGGTATATCAACGTACTGTGCTGGTAGGGTATTTTGGAAATCTTACTTTACTCCTTATGCTAGATCAGTTGTTATGGCCCACGACTCTGCTACATCAGATGCTTTGTTTGCGTTGTCTAAGAATTTAATTAAACAAATGTCAGGGACATTATCCCCTAGTGAGGTACGATCAAATGCTAAAGAGATTATTATTAACAGTCCTGCAATGCCTGATAAGGACGCCACGTCATCCTATAGGTTATACACCGCCGGCTCGCCGGAAGCGGGAAGAGGGACAACACCTACCATAGCGCACCTTTCAGAGGTAGCTTTTTGGGGACACGATGAGAAGATCTTAGCTGGTTTGTTTCAAGGTATATCTGCAGCTGATGGTACTGAAGTTATTCTTGAGTCAACAGCTAATGGTGCACAGGGAGAGTTCTATAGATTATGGAAAGGTGCACTAAATGGTGAGAACGAATATATGCCAATTTTTCTTCCTTGGTTTTTAACTACAGAGTATCAAAGGCAGGCCCCTGAAGATATGGAATTAACACTAGAAGAAGATAAATTAGTAGAAGAATATGGATTAAACAATGACCAACTATATTGGAGAAGACTTAAGATTGCCGAAGGCGGAGAACTTAAGTTTCAACAAGAATACCCAGCAACAGCTGACGAAGCGTTTATTGTTAGCGGATCTAACGTGTTCAATCTGGAGCGCTTGGATGCCTTATTGCCCAGACCGCAGCAGCGAAGATCAGAATGGGACCCACATAGTAAGATGTTTGACGAGCACAGAGAAGGAAACCTCTTCGTATATGACTTCCCTAAGTGGGAAGAGCCTTATGTTATAGGTGCAGACGTCTGTTTAGGTGTAGGTCAAGACTATTCTGCATGTGTTGTTATGAATAAGCAGCGAGAAGTGGTAGCAACCTACAGAAATAACCGTATTGACCCATCAATGTGGGGAGAATTATTGTTTTACCTAGGTAGATACTACAATAATGCGCTATTAGCCGTAGAATCTAACTCTATGGGCATAGCAACTTTGCAAAAGTTGGAGTCGATGGACTATATTAACCTATATAAGCAGACAAAGATAGCAAATGTAAGCAATGATGAAGGTATTAGACTAGGATTTAGGACTACATCAGGTACTAAACCAGCAATTATAGGAAATTTAAAGAATCTTATAGAAAATGAAGACATAATGATCCCATCAGCGCAACTAATACAAGAATTAAGAGAGTTTATATCAACAAGTACAGGTAAAACAGAGGCAGCACCCGGATGTTACGACGATTTAGTTATATCCTTAGCTATATGCGCTGAAGTTTTACGTACGCATTGGGATAGACTAACAACTAGAAACGTAAGCTTTAGCCAGAGGACAGCAGAATGGATACCAGACAACACCAAGTGGTTATAACAAATAAAATAGTAGATCAAGAAGAGGAAATATCTAACACATTAATAGATTATTTCTTTGAAGGTAGAGTACCTTCTGAGTGCGTAGGTTTATCTGAAGATATATACGCTAACCCTATGTTTAGATTAAGTTGGTACGAATGTTAGTATACTCTCCTTTTAGAACTCAAAACGTAAGGAGCACAACATGTATTTTGTACTAGCATTATTGTGCACAGACTTGGATAGAAATTGTAGTGTGAGAGTATATCCAGACATACAGCCGAGCTACCAAGCTTGCTTTGAAACTAAGCAAGAGG